GCACAGATTGCATTTAACGACGTAGACGAGGACTAAAAACCCGCCTCGTGATATTTTCACGAAAAGGAGGACGGCAAAAAGACAACCAAATTGCCGCGAAAATGAACGCCAAGCCGAAAAATCGGCAAAAAATGGTAAAAAAATATATCATATGGAGCATATCACGCAGGAACAGGCTCGAGAAATACGCCGAGAATTACAGAAGCAAGCGCTCGTAAAGCTAGCGCCATATAACCTGTACGCCTACGCGAAGGTTATGCGCCCCTCATTTTATCGAAGCGACAGACCGCACCTGAAACAAATGTGCGACATATTGCAGTACTTCCTCACCGAAGACCACGGCTATCAGTTCTTACTACTCGACGCACCACCGCGCCACGGAAAGAGCCTGACGGGGCAGACCGCCGTAGAGTGGGTCTTTGGCAAGAACCACCTCCTCAAGGTTATGACGGGGAGCTACAACGAAACGCTCTCAACCACCTTCGCCGAAAGCGTGAGGAATACGATAGCCAGCCAGAAGGCAGAAGACCAGACGGTTGTATATAGCGACATCTTTCCGTATACCACGCTCCAATCAGGCGAAAGTAGTAAAGCACTCTGGGCTTTGAAGGGAAGCTACGGCAAATCGTACCTGGCGACCAGCCCGAAAGGAACCGCCACGGGCTTTGGCGCGAACCTGCTCGTGCTTGACGACACGATTAAGAGCGCAGAAGAAGCACTGAACGAGCGAACGCTACAGCAAATCTGGGACTGGTTTACAAGCACAATGCTTCAGCGAATGGAGGGCGACTGGCGCGTTATCGTCATTATGACGCGCTGGGCGACGGGCGACATTGCGGGCAGGATTAAATCCTCCTACGGTGAGGACAAAGTCCTAGAGCTGAACCTGAAAGCAATCAAAGAAGACGGAACTATGCTCTGTCCGAGCATTTTATCGCGAGAAGACTACGACCTGAAGACACAGGAAATGCTTCCAGCCATAGCCGCCGCGAACTATCTCGGCGAGCCAATGGACGTAAAGGGCGTACTATACAAGAGCCTGAACACATACGCGGTTATGCCGCCAACCGACGACGAGCGCGTCTGGGCTTATTGCGACACCGCAGACACAGGAAGCGACTACCTCTGTATGATTGTCTATAAAATTATCGACAACGAGGCGTACGTGCTTGACGTAGTCTTCACAGACGAGAATATGGACACGACCGAAACAGAGGTCGCGGATTGNTCTCTGTATGATTGTCTACAAGATTATCGACAACGAGGCGTACGTGCTTGACGTAGTTTTCACGGATGAGAATATGGACACCACCGAAACAGAGGTCGCGGATTGTCTATATCGCAACAACGTAACGAACGCGACTTTTGAAAGCAACAACGGCGGACGGCTTTATAGTAAGAACATCGAGCGCAGACTGAGCGAGAAGTACCAAAGCAACAAAACCGTTATAGAAGCAGTGCCGCAGAGCAAGAACAAGGAGGCGCGTATTCTTTCATCAAGCGCGTGGGTGCAGAAACACGTTTATATGCCTGAATCGTGGAGCAGTCGCTGGCGAGCTTTCCACACCAACGTTGTCAGCTACCAGAGCAAGGGCAAGAACGTACACGACGACGCACCAGACGTCCTCGCAAGCATTTACGAGCATATCACCGCGCAATCACCACCTGTACTGTATAATAAAGACATACTGACGAACGGCGCCAACATCAGCCGTCGCCGCGGATTATTCTAAGGAAAGGAACACCGCAAAAAATGAGTAAAGCCTTCAAGCCATTTACACAAGCACCAGAAACCGACCTGCACAGCGTCGACGTAGTCAAAGCCGCGATAGCCTACAACACGAAATTAAAAGCGCGCCTCGACAAATTAGAGAACTACTACTTCGGCGACCACGACATAAACAGCCGTCAAACGCAGTCGGGCGTGAACAACAAAGTAGTAGTGAACCACGCGAGCTACATCACCGACGTGAACGTCGGCTATTTTCTGGGAAGCCCCGTGGATTATGAAACAAGCGAGGGCGTGAACATCGAGCCAATTATGGACGAATACGACCGCCAGGTTATCGCAGACCTAGACAGCGAAATAGCCCGCGACGTATCAATTTACGGCTACGCTTACGAGTACATCTACACAGACGAGAACAGCGCTATCTTCAGCGCACACTATGACCCACGCAACGTCGTGCTAGTGCGCGACAATACCGTCAAACAGTCGAAAATCGGCGCGATTATTTACATACCGCAGACCGACGACAACGGAACCATTAAGAGCTACACGGTTTACATCGCAGACAAGGAATACATAGCCGAATACACAACCGAAGCCGAGCCTAAGAAATTAACAGAGGTAGAACCAAAGCACGCGCACGCAATGGGTGACGTCCCCGTGGTTGAATACCGCAACAACCCAGCGCGCACGGGCGACTTTGAGGGCGTTATAGGATTGATTGACGTTTACAATATCTTGCAGAGCGACCGAATAAACGACAAGGCGCAACTGGTCGACGCAATCCTCGCGCTCTACGGCGTATCTCTGACCGCACAGCAAGTGCAGGACTTGAGAGATAACCGCGTCATCTCATCGATACCGAAGGACGCAAAAATTGAATACATCGTCAAGCAATTAAACGAGTCAGACGCCGAAACGCTTCGCACATCGATTGAGAAAGACATCCACAAAATCAGCAAGACTCCGAATATGTCAGACGAGAACTTTGCAGGCAACTCTTCGGGTGTAGCCCTGAAGTACAAACTCCTTGCAATGGAGCAGAACATCAAGACCAAGGAGCGCTACTTTGAGCGCGGACTTATGGAGCGTATGGCAATCTACGCCAGCTTCCTAAAGGTCAAGAACAACACCGAGCCAATCACCGCCCGCGACGTTGACGCCAAGTTTACGCGAAGCCTGCCAGCAAACGACCTAGAAGTAAGCCAGATGATAAACAACCTGACCGACCACGTCGACGACGAAACGCTCATCAGCCAGCTGTCCTTCGTCCGCGACGCCAGCGAGGTCATCGAGCGATTGAAAGCCGAGAAAGAAGACGAGCAGGCAAGCAACGCCGACGACATCAGCAACCTAGAAGAAGCCGAGCCAATAGAACCAGCAAAGCCAGCAGAACCAAAGCCAGAAGTAGCCGAGGAGTAAGCGCGTGAAGTCCGCGGAATACTGGCAACAGCGCACCGAAAGACGCGGCGCAGATATCAGCCGACACATCGACCGCCAGTCGGTAAACGTTGCAAAAATCTACTCAGACGCGGCGAAGATTGTCCAGCGCGACATCGAGCGCACCTACCAGAAATACAGCGACAAGACGGGAATAGACGTCGGTCAATTAAAGGAGTTGCTGAGCCGAGGCGAAACCGACCGCTTCTGGAAGACCGCAGAGGGCAAACTAAGCCGCCAATACATCAAGGAAAACTACAAGGCACGCATAACGCGGCTCGAGGAGTTTAAGCACAACATCTACGCGGAGGCTATGGCAATCACGAAGCCACGCATAGAGCTATCCACGAAAGCGCACGCCGAAACAATCAAGCGAAGCTACCTCAGAACCGCCTACGACATAGAGCAAACGACAGGCAGAGCGCAACAGTTTACGCAGATAAACACAAGGCGATTAAACCGAATGCTTGCCGAGCAATGGAACGGTGCGAACTACAGCCAGAACATCTGGAGCAACACAAACAGGCTAGCCCAGGACTTGAGCCAGCGCACCGCCGCAGGGCTACTCGCGGGCAAATCGCCGCAATACCTCGCCCGAGAAGTACGCCAACGCTTCGACGTAGGAGCATACGAGGCAATGAGGCTTATACGCACCGAAACCACCTACTTCGAGAACGAAGCCGAAGCCAGGCTATACGAGGAGCTAGGAATAACCGAGTATGTCTTTATGGCAACCCTGGACACGCGCACCAGCGAAATCTGTGGCTCACTGGACGACAAGCGCTTCAAGCTATCAGAGCGCGAGGTAGGCGTAAACTGTCCGCCAATGCACCCCAACTGCCGCTCGAAGATTAGAGCGTACCTAGGCGACGACGCAGAGCCAAGCCTGAGGCGCTCACGATTAGAAGACCGCGAAGACCCAGACACAGCACCAAGCGAGGTGAACAGCTACAAGAGCTTTAACGATTGGCAGAGCGGACGAGGCGAGGAAACCCTGAGCGCGAAACCAACAGCGCCACCAATTGCCTACGCAATGAACGACGTTATAGGCACGCAGGGCGAGCCAATGGAGCCAGAGGACGCAATCAAGGCAAATCCACGCTATGACGAGGGCGGAGGCTACAAGAGCAACTGCCAGAGGTGCGTCCCCGCATACGAATTAAGACGCCGCGGTTATGACGTGGAAGCACTGCCGAACACCCCGAAATTAAGGCGCGAGTTTAGCGGAACCATACGCGAAATGGAGTGGCTCTGGAAGAAGGAGGTCGACTTTTTGGGCTGGAAGAAAATCGATGGCAGACTATACAAATCAGAGTATCCTGAAATGGTGAGCCACACGAAGGAATTGCCAGTAGGCGCAAGGCTTCAGGTATTCTTCTACGCCCGCAACGGACGCTCAGGACATACGCTAGTAGCCGAGCGCGTGAAATCCACGGCAGGCAATCCAGACGGGCTGAGGTTTATCGACCCGCAGAACGGCGAGAGCTTCGATACTCCGCCATATAAAAACAAAATGACGCGGTGGGGCTTTATGAGAATTGACAACGCCAAAATTGACACGGAAATGCTTCCGTATGTCGTGAAGAAATCAGAGAAACCAACAAGTAAACCGAAGAAAGGAGCGAAGAGATGAGCATAACAGCAAGCAGAGCCGAGCTACTGGTAGGCAAGGGCTACGAAAACGTGGGCGAGATGAAGGGCTACATAGTTTACGCGCCGAAAGACGAGGTAACGAAGCTCAAATACCCGCATTATCTGGTAGTCGACAAGAACACAGGACGCCTGCGGAATATTTACTTCGAGCAATTCTCAGACGACGAGGAAATAAACGCGCCCTTCCTGAAAATCGACGCCGAAGTAAAAGCATATGAGAGTTTATTCTAAAATATGTTACAATTTAAGCAAGCAGGACTAAAGCCGAGCTTGTTCGACGGAACTGAAACGGCAACCTTTAAGAAAAGCTGACGAGCTTAAAACGGAAAAGGAGATTAAGGTGAATAACGACAACGCCGAAAACAACGAAGCGCAAGCAGTAGAAAACGCCACGCAGGAGGAGAAGCAGACAGACAACCGCCTGTTTACACAAGAAGACGTAAACAGAACGGTAGAGAGTCGCTTAGTCCGAGAGCGCAAGAAGTACGACAAGGAACTCGACCGACGCATAGCCGAGTACGACCGCCAAGCAAAGCTTAGCGAAGAGGAGCGCGAAGCCGAGCGACGTGCGCAATCGGAACGCGAGCTAGCCGAGAAAGAGCGACAAATCACGCTGAGAGAAAACCTCTTTAACGCGAAGAACGTGCTGATTGAAAAAGGTATATCTCACGAATTAGCAGAGTTAGTAGTAGACGCAGACGTTGAAAAACAGGAGCAGAATATCGCGACTTTGGAAAAGCAGTTTGGAAAAGCTGTAGAAGCCGCAGTAGCAGAGCGACTGAAAGGAAGCACCCCGAAAGCTCCACAGGACAGCGCACAGAGCGCTCAAAAATACGGTGAAGTAACCGTCATCTAAACAATTAGGAGATTATAAAAATGGCACAGGACGCTAAAAGCATTTTGAGCAACACAGACAAAGATAAACTGGCTGTGAGCTACGGCTACGTTATCGAGTCAATCCAGAAAGGCTCTCTAGCCGCACGTTTTAAGAACAAGGACTTGTCAGGCGACCCAACAACGGGTAGCGTTGAAGCAAACCGCTTCATTAACTCAAAGGGTAAAGACTACGGCACAGCCCGCACAGCAGCTAAAGGCGACGTTTTGAACAACAAGGGCAAGGTCTTCGTCCAAATCGACACAGACCGCGAAATTGTCGAAGAAATCGCTCAGAAAGATATCAAACTACGTGGTATCCCTGGCATTATCGACAGCCGAAAGAAGAACCACGCACAGACAGTCATCTCAGAAACTGACGCTAAGTTCTTCAGCGTAGCCGAAACAGAAGGCTCAGAAGTAGTCGTAACCGCAGAGCCAACAATCCAGGACAAGGTAGAGGCTCTTATCCAAGCAATCGAAACGACAAAGAACGAATACGTCGACGGCGTTGACCGCGAGATGATTAAATTGTCTTTGACACCAAAAGCTTACGGTAAACTACGCAACTACCTAGACACTGTAAAAATCGGTATCACCACAGACGCTGAAGAAATCCAAGCCTTCCACGGCGTAGAAGTAGTAAGCAACGTACGCCAGACCAAGGACGCAATCGCTTTTGTAGACGGCGCAATTGCACAGCCACTGATTGTCGCACAATACGACGCAGAGAAGCTACCTTTGTCAAACGACTACGCCGCAGAAATGTTCTACAACTACGGCACCAAGGCAGTAACACCTGACTTGATTAAGTTCGCAACAGTAGCGTAATAAATCAAATCAAAGGCAGAGGCGGGGGGAAACCCCCCCAACCCCCAAAAAGAAAAAAAAAAAAAAAGAAAGGCGGGGGGGGGGGCCCCCCCCGCCAAAGCCACCAAGGAGAACAAAGTGAGAACTTTCGAAAACGTAACAACAGGCACACTCGAGCGAGTAACCAACGAGGCAGTCATCGAAATGATGATTAACTCCGAACACTACGTCGAAGTGACCGAAGAGGCGGCACCAGAGCCAAAAAAGGCTAAGGCAGAAGCGCCAAAAGAAGACTAAGAACGAGGCGCTACACGGCGCCTTATTCAGGTATAAGGAGGAACGTGAAACAGGAGCAGAAAGAGCGAATAAAGCTACATATACAAAGCCTACGCTCGAATGAACAACAACGCGACGAAGCACTCGAAGACTTCGTTATTGAAGAAATCGCAGACCGCGTCAAATTATACCTGAACGCCGACGAAATCGAGCCGCGACTCGAAAGGATTGTAGCGCGAATTGTCGTAGCCAGCTTGACGCAAGCAAGCGAACAAAAAGCGAACGGCAACATCGAGCAAGCAGTCCAGAGTATTAGCGACAACGGTCAGTCAATCTCATATAAGGACGGTGTAAAAAACTACTACGCAAGCGCGACAGATAGCGAGCTACTGGGTGGCTTTGCAGAGCTACTAGCACCGTATAGGAGGGCGAACGTTGCGGGGGCTAGATAATATGAAAGCGGCAATGGCGCGGACATTTTACGACAAAGAAGCCGAGCTATTGAAACGACAGACCGCGAAGGCTTTCGACGGAAGCAACCGCACGACGTACGTAACGGTCGGCAAAATCGTCGGCAATATTCAGACATCAGTGAGCCGTCGGCTTATTGAGAACTACGGACTGGACGAGGACACGGAGCTGACTATCACAATAGCTCCTTTATCGCCCGCAGAGATAGGCGACAGGCTAAAATACGCGGGAAAAGTTTATGTCGTACAATCGATAAAGCCGCGAGATAGCCACGTGCTGATAGCCGCAACGAGCGTAAAGCTATGAGCGCGTCTATATCTTTCCAGAACCTCGGGCAAATCCAAGCTCGCTACAGCAAGCTAGAGAAAGCCAAAGGCGTAGCCCAGGCAGTGAACCGAGCCGCGCTAGAAGTTGAAGGACAAGCACGCGCACTCGCACCCGTCGACACAGGCGCGCTGGCGAACAGTATCACAATGAAGCCAGCGACCGCGAACGGCGGCGAAATCACGGCGGAAGTATACACAGACAAAGAATACGCGGCGTTTGTAGAATACGGCACAGGTCAGCGCGGAGCCGCAACAGCGCAGAGCCAGCCATTAAACGGCTCAATTGCATACGGCGACACCGCAGGACAGGTAGCCCAACCGTATATGAAGCCAGCACTCGAACAAGTGCGCAAGCGTTACGCCTCAATAATGAGGTCAGAGATTAAGAACTAAGGAGAAGCAAAGTGTCAGTATCGCGAAAATACATCTATGATATGCTCTGCTCGGTAGACCCAGAAGCGGACGTCATACAAGGAGCAACGGCTCAATTAACGAAACTGCCAGCAATTACCTTCTCATTAGCAGGCAATCAGACGAAGTACACGCTTGATAGCGAATATATCGGCTCAATGACGGTCTATAAAATCGATATCTGGACGAGGGACGCCACCCAAGCCGAGCAACTTCTTCAGCGCACGAGCGACATATTGTGCGCCGAAGGCTGGGCAATGGACAGCGCGAGCGATATGCCGACAGCGCAGGACGACCTCGTGCATATCACATCACGCTTCCACGGCGTGATATGCTAAAATAAAAGCGTAAAGCAAGAAAGGAGTACCACTATGGCAGGTACACGAACAATGGGAACTCGACTCGAAAAAGTCAAGGCAAAAGACGAAACCGCAAACCTAGTTATTGGTAAATTGACCTCAATCGGCGAAATCGGCGTAGAGAGTGATGAACAAGACACAACGACTCTGGACACAGAGGGCGGCTACAAGGAGTTTATCGCAACCACCAAGGACGCAGGCGAGGTAGCAATCGCTGGTAACATCGTCAAGGCAGACGAAAAAGGAACTATTGCTAAATTGCTAGCATTAGCCGAGAACCAAACACTGCAAGACTGGATTGTAACATATCCGTCAGGCGCAAAGTGGCAATTCAAAGGCTTTATTAAGTCTTTCAAAGACGGCGAAAAGACCGTAGACGGATTGGCTACTTTCTCCGCAACAATCCGCGTGAGCGGTAAGCCAACCTTCACCCCAACAGAGCCAGACACTCTTTAAGGAGAACAAAAAGCGAACGGGTGGCGCTATATCCACCCGACCACAGCAACATAAACGAGGTACGAAATAATGGCAGAAGCCGAAAAGCTAAATCTAAAGTTTAACGCACGAATAGTCGACAGTATCGAGAGAGCCGTCGGCAATGTTTCTATCGAGCATATCGCCGCAGACGGAAGCGTGCGCGCTTTGTCAAAGATACTAGAACACGCACTCTGGGACGAGAACGCCCAGCGATACGGCGTTAGCTCAAAGGTAGCCCTGGACACATTAGACGCACAGTTTGAAGCAGGGCGCGACAAGTACGATATTATGTTAGACGTAACAGAGGCGCTCGTGGAGGCGGGTTTTTTACCGCAGAACACGAACGTCGAAGCGATGAGGCGCAACAAAGCCGAAGTGAACGAGGCTCTGGCGGACATAAACTAGAACGCAGAGTTTCGCAGGCGCTAGGTTTATCGACATACGGCGCGCAATGGCGCCACCACGAAATCACAGCGCTAGAAATAGGCTTAGACCTGAATTACTACTGGGAATTAACGCCAAAGCAGTTTCAAAAGCACTTAACGGCGTACCACACCAGGAGAAAAGAGAACGAAAAGCGAACAGACCAGCTGAACTACCTCCTCGGCGCATACGTCGGCTCAGCTGTGAACAACGGAAAGCACTACCCGAAGGAGCCTTTCCTATCGCAAAAGAAGCGGCGCGCAATGACTCCCGAAGAAATGGAGGAGCAGGCAATCCGCAACACGATAAAACTAGGAGGTAACCTACAATGACAGTCGACGAGCTAAAGCTGCTTATAACCGCGAACGCTGACCAGATGAGAAAAGAAATCGGTCGCGCCCGCGCAGATATTGACGCAATCGCTTCGAACGCGACAAAAGCCTCGTCGACCGTTTCGGGTTCTTTCCGCGGAATGGGCGCAGGAGCCGTCGCAATGGGTGGATTAGTAGCCGCTGGTATATCGAAAGCCATAGGCGCTATCACATCGACCCTAGGCGACGCCGTATCACGCGTTGATACGCTAAACAACTTTCCGCGGGTTATGGGCAACCTGGGAATATCAGCCGAAGACGCTCAGAAATCTATCGACTATATGAGCCAGAAGCTCGTAGGACTGCCGACAACCCTCGACACAGCCGCAAGCGCCGTGCAACGCTTGACAGCCGCGAACGGCAACGTCAAAGCCAGCACCGAAATGTTCCTCGCAATGAATAACGCCATAATTGCAGGAGGCGCACCAGCACAAGTGCAAGCGAGCGCAATCGAGCAATTAAGCCAGGCTTACGCAAAGGGCAAGCCTGATATGATGGAATGGCGCAATATGATGACCGCAATGCCTGCTCAATTGAAGCAGGTGGCGCAGTATATGGGCTACGCAAGCTCGAACCAGCTCGGCGAAGCCTTGCGAAGCGGAACCGTCAGTATGAACGACTTTATGAAGGCTATGATAGACCTGAACCAGAAAGGAGCCGACGGAATAAAGCCGTTCTCAGAGCAAGCCTTAGGTGCCGCGGGCGGAATTGAAACAGCAATCACGAATATGAAGACAGCCTTCACCCGAGGCTTGGCGGACATTATGAACGCAATCGGTCAGTCGAACATCGCGGGCTTCTTCCAGATGATAACAAACGCGATTAACGCCGCAATACCGTACGTAGTAGGCTTTGTGAAGGTTATGGTTATGGCGGTTAGCTGGATAGGCTCACTCTTCGGCGGCGGAGGCAAGAAAGCCGAAGGAATGAAGAAGGCAGTCGACAGCGTCGGCAAATCGGTCGGTGGCGTAGGCGCAGGCGCGGCAGGAGCAGGCAAACAACTAGGCGGAGCCGCAGGGCAAGCAAAGAAGCTCAAGAAGGAGCTGGCAGGCTTGGCGGCGTTTGATGAAATGAACGTCCTGAAAGAGCCAGAAGACAACTCAGGCGGTGGCGGCGGAGGCGGCGGCGACGCAGGCGGCGGCGGTATGGATATGAGCGGCTTAGACTTTGACCTTGGCGATATGGACAAGGGCGCAAGCAAAGCCGACGAAATCGCGCAGAAAATCAAGGACAGCTTCCTGAAAGCTTTCGAGGTTATCCAAAGCACGAAGTCGTGGCAGGCTTTCGCGAACGGCGTAACGAAAATCTTCGGAGCATTAGCCGACAACGGTAAAAGAATATTCACGAGCATAAGTAACATCGTAGTAGCCGAAGCGGGTGCTTGGTCTACCGTCATCAGCCAGCGCGCTGGAGAAATCGACGAACACTTTGCAAATCTCATAACATCGATATCAAACACGACAGCAACACTGGCGAACGTATTGCTAGCGCCATTTACTGGCTTTTTCGAGGGGCTAGAAAGCGTCGTAGTACCGCGAGCCGAAGAAATCGCCAACAATTTTACTACCGCATTTTTGGGCGCTATGGACATCACCGCGAAGCTGAGCGAGCTGGCGAACTCCTTCCTCGAACCATTAGTGGAGCCATTAAGGCAAGGCTTCTCAGACATCGGCTACCTAGCGGGTACAATACCCGCAGACCTACTGCAAGGGCTAGCTGACGCCACGCCGCAAATCGTCGACAACCTGACGGGGCTTATGGAGAATATGAAGAGCGTCTTCACGCAGATAAGCACAATCGTAGGCACAATCTGGACGGACTTCACAGGCACGCTGAAAAGCACCTGGGACACATACGGAAAAGACATATCGAAGGGAATAGGCGAGTTCTTAAGCAACATCACGGGAACATTTAAGAGGCTCTACAGCGACGTCCTGGAGCCAATTATTAAACCATTTTTGGACGAGTTTCAAAAGGTCTGGAAAGACCAACTACAACCCGCGCTGAAATCCGTAACCGACTTTATCGGCAAACTGGTAGCAGGAGCGCTCGAAATCTACAACAAGTTTATAACGCCAATTGTGAACTGGATTATAAGCACATTTAAGCCCGTCTGGGTCGCATTAGGCACGACAATCGGCGGAATAATAAACACCGCGCTAAGCACAATCGGAGGCTTCGTGCGCGGCGTATTCACGGTACTTGGCGGACTGGTTGACTTTATCGCGGGCGTATTCACGGGCAACTGGAAAAAAGCCTTTGAAGGACTAAAAGGAATTGTAGGCGGCGCACTTGGAGCGCTTGGCGCAATCGCAAAGGCACCAATTAACGCGTTGATTGACATCATTAACGGCTTCATTAACGGCTTGAACCAAATCAAAATACCAGACTGGGTACCAGGCGTCGGCGGTAAGAATATGAACATACCGAAAATACCGAAGCTTGCCCGCGGTGGCGTCGTTGACCGCGCAACCCTGGCGGTGGTCGGCGAAGCAGGACGCGAAGCGGTTGTGCCATTAGAGAATAACACAGACTGGCTTGATAAAATCGCGAGCCAACTGGCGGAAAAAGGTGGCGCAGGAAGCCAGGCTCAGACTATAATAGTAAAAATTGGCGAAGACGAACTGGTGCGTCGCGTCATCGACGGAATCAACGACCAGAGCTACTTAAACAATCAAGGGGTGATATTGGTATAACATTATGGCAGAAGCACTTGTAACAATCGAAGGCGTCGAGATACGAGAATTAAAGAAGTACGACGTGCAAGCGAGCAAGCTCTGGAAGGACGCAGGGCGCAATATGAGAGGCAGTATGAGGAGTACCCTGATAGGTATCTTTCCGAAACTAGAGCTGGAGTTTGTGCCTATGGAATACGC